TTGGTGCTGGCGGAGGTGGCGGAGTAGGTGCAGGTGGCGGAGGTGATGCTGGGGCTGCTGCTGGCTGTGGCGTAGAAGCGGGGGCTTGTGACTTAAGCACATTATCTCTTAATTGCTGTGCCTTGTTCTTATCGGTAATAACAACCTCACCCTTCTTAGAATCATACAGATTATTACTGATAAGTGATTGAGTAATAGCTAATCGCTGTGCATCACTATATTTAGCCCAGTCAGGGCCAAAAGTATCAAGATTACCATAGACGTGCATCAAGTCTGGGGCTTCTAATCCAGCCTTCTTATACTCATTAAACGTAGCATATTTACCAGCAAAAGGATGTGCTGGATCAGGTGGTGCAGCATCAGACTGCTGTCTAACCGTATTAACATAGCCTTGCCACTGCATATCATCGGGGGCTTGGTTGCGTAATCCTTCCGTATGCTTCTGAGCAGCTTCTCTAGTAGTCTCATGATTAAATAAGCTACTCCAAAGAGTCTTAGCACCATAAAGAAGGGCATATCCAGCAGCAGCCTCTGGCCCTAAGCCAAAAGCAGAGCCGGCAGTAAAAGCACCTAATGTACCTTCACCGAATCCACCCACACTAGGCTTATGACTTAGAGCATCAATAGCACCGTAAGCGCCACCAGCAACCTGTAGTCCTGGTAGAATATTTGCTGACATATCAGTAGAACTAAATGGATTAACGGCACCCGAACCAAACTGACTACTAAATGGATTCCATTTACCTAGAGTAGAAGCTTGCTCTAGCATACCAGCAGGGCCAGTAGGGGCTACAGTTCTAGCCTCTGGCGCGGGGAAGCCAGGAGGGGCATCTGTAAAGGGTAGCGCACCAGGATCGGCTATAGGGCCACCTGTAGGAGATAGCTCTGGAGGAATAGAGCCAGTAGTAGAGGCAGCACCTTGAGTAAAAGCAGCAGCAGGACTTGAGGCCACTGGTTGAGATGCAGAAGGCTGTGTAGTTGGTAGTCTTAAGGCCGGAGTAGAAGTTCCAGTTCCCCTAAGAGCATCAGCAACAGTTTGAGCCTTTATAGTTTCAGCATCAGGCCAAAAATGTCTAACTAAACCTGTAGCAGCAACAGTACCCAAGGCTGGGCCTAATATAGGAAAAGCTTGTCCAGCTAATGAGTTTTGCTTTTTAGCTAAATCAATCTTTGCTTGCTCTTGATCCTTAGCCTTCTGTTGCTCGTCCAGACCAGGCTTGGGATTAGGAAAGAAAACAGAGTGCCCCTGAGACTTAGAAAGAAAAGGATCATAGACCCAGCTTGTGCCAGGCACCTGATAGTAAGTACCACCCGAAGGTGTAGTAACGACAGGCCAACTTAAGTAGCCAGAAACATCTATATTAGTACCAGTATTTGCTTTCGCCATAGTCTATACGTTCCAACTTCCAGGCGGTACATTAGGCCAATCAAAATAGTCTCCAAACTCATCAGCCATATTAATACGCATCGGCCCATTAAATCTGGCAAAGGTGTTCTTAACAGCTTGCTCCCAGTCCGCCCTTTCTGTCTGAAAATCTTGCCCTTTAGCCCTCTTATAAGCCCATATCATGCCATCAATCATTAAATCATCATCAAAGAGACAGAGGCAATTGTCAGTAAGTTTTGTATTGGAACTGTCTAAAAGAAAAGGCTCTTGCCAGACTGCCCAAGTAACACCACCATCAGTTTGTGAACCAGTAGTATGACTAGGCCGAGTGCTTCCCGAAGTACCGCCAGCAGTAGTAATATAAGTAAAGCCATTTCCAGAAACTACAGAGTTAGCAGCATAAACAGTTGCAGCTACCCAGTCCTCTGGCCAAAGCCAATTGCCGGACACATAGCCTAAGAAAAGCTGGTCAGTATCATTTCCACCAGCCGGATCTATCTCAAAATGACCAGCAGACCTTTGAACATAAGGCGCGGTACTAAAAAGATAGTTAGTAGGCCCAATAAGCCTAAAGGCTTTTCTGGTTTGCAAAGAAACAACAGCAAACTGCCTTACATTATAATTATAATCTGAAATAGGCCCACGCAAAGGCCAGTGATTAGTTTGATCCCACTGTCCAGACTCTAAGATTCTATAAAAATCTCCTGGTAGCTGATAATCTCTTACTCCTGTCTGAGTAGTAAAAGTATATCCCCTCTTAAGCTGTGGCCAGTTGTAAGGTCTATTTCTTAGGTTATCCCCTATAGACCTAAAGATTGATAAGTATTGCTGTTCGGCAGGAGAATTAACGCCAACAAATGAGCTAGGCGCAGGAAGGTTTATCCTATAGCAGAAACCTTGAATAATCGTTTTAAGTGTAGCCATTTCATTTTACTAATATGGAAAGCCATCTTTAAACAACATAATCGTAGCATGTGCCCTAACTGGAGTATTAGAGCTAGGCGCAGCTTCACAAAAACCTCTAAGGTCTATTGTTTCTTTAGAAGCTACTGGCAGCATTAGGTTGGTTCTATCAATATGACCGCCACCAGAAGTATTGGCTGTTGGAGAATTAATAATCCCAGCGCCCCAGCCTACATTAGTCACACCAGCACTATTAGTATTCATAATATAAAAGTGCATAGAGCCAGCAGTAGCACCAGCAATTCTGTAATAAGAGATCCATAAGTCGGTAACGACTCCAATCATGCCAGCAGGAACGGTATAGAGAAAATCAAAGTCCTGACCTACCGCCTGAGCTACTGAAGGAATAGATTTATAAACGGTTGAACCAGTGACGGTTCTTATATCAATATTGCCAGCGTTCTTTAATCCAGAACCAGCAGTAAGAACCTTTGCTGAGTTAATTCTAAAGACACTAGAGTTTACTAATGGAACTGGCGTTACACCGTTAAGAGTTACTGTTTCTGTAAACTCATTCCAACTAGCATCAAGCCCCTTAACTTGTATGGTTCTAGCACCAGTACCAGCAGCCGCATTATTAGCACTAGAAGAAAGAACTTCAAAAGCTCCTGCTGTAGTTATATAAGCAGAAATAGTACCAACCCTAGAGATAACAGCATCAGAACTGCCTATCGCTGGATTCATTCCCCTAATAAAATCTACTCTAATCGGCCTTTGTCCAGTAACACTGGCCAATCTTTCTCTACCTGCTGGGACTAAACTTGTAAAACTCATTTTTTCTTACCCTTCTTTCTTTTATAGGCTTCCATTACCTTTTCGGTTTTAGCCTTGGCAGATTCTTTAGAATAGCCAGAGTTTATAAGATGCCCAATTATCTTTCCGTAAGTTCCTTTCTTCTTCCAAGATTCTGGTACTGGCATAAACTTAAACCAACTCGTCCTTAGCCAGGTCTTGATAATGACTCTGAGCCGCCTCAACCATCTCTGTTTCGATTTCTTTTTTATTTTTATTCTCCATCAGAAACTTTTCATACAACGGAGCATAGTCTTTAATGTGTCTAGCTTCTGCTTTACCATCAAAGACAAAAGGAACGGCAATTACATCTGCAATAGAAGGCTTTTCAAAATGAAAGAAGGTCAATCCTTCTTGTTCATAAAAATAAGCCTTGTATTTCATTTTTTAGCCGATTCTTTCTTGGGCTGTAATGTGTTTAACGCTTGAGCTAATGCAACGATATTATCATCACGACTCTTTAGCGCATCAGCCAATTCCTGCTTACTTACTCCGGCAGGAAAGGGCTGAAAACTAGCAGAACAACCCGATAAAATTAGTGCCAAAACAATCAATGTCTTTTTCATATACTCACTCCTTGAGGTTTATTAATTAGTTCGTTATTAGCATAGCCCAGTTATAAACTGAGGTTTCGCCAGCTACAGAACATTTAACGCTAAAGCTTGTAGCTGCTGATATGGCTGACACATAAGGAGAGCCAATAGCTGCAGTACCCGAAATAGTCTGAGGCGAAAACGCTAACACCATATTGGTAGCTGCTGCTGTAGTGCTTACAACAACTGCTGTAACACCGTTACAGGTAAACTGTCCTGAAGTAGCTGCTGCACCACCACCCTTTACCGTAATTTTAGAGCCAGCTACAGGCTGAAGAATACCACCCTGAAAAGTAGCATTTTTAGCTTGATCTAATTTTAGTACAGATGACGGAGTAGAAGATCCATCCTGAGAGGTTAGAAAGTCTAAAGCGCCAGGCATATCATTGGAAGCACCAGGAGTTGCATCTATGGTAGCTTTAATCTGAGCAGCAGTGTCAAAAGTAGCTCCATTAGCACCCTTAAAAGAAATAAGTCCTACAGTATCTCCACTAGCAACAATCGTATCTGCTGTTCCATCAGTTGCTCTGGACTTAAGTAGGTTAAGCAATACGCCGTTTGTATCTGCTGTTCCCTGCGCCCAGGCTTGCTGAACAGTTGTGCCTGAACTTGTCAGTGTGTATTGCTGTGGCGTTCCCGCATCACCAGCAATAGAGGAAGCACCAAGAAGTAGCGCACTGTTAGCATTTTGAGAACGGCCTAGAACAAGATTGCCACCATTGGAACCATCTTGAAGGAAATTACCATTACTGTTTATAGTCCAGCGAGTGGCTGGGGTAGCACTTCCATCAGCAGAAGTTAAAAACGATAGCTTTCCAGGCATATCATTGGAAGCACCAGGAGTATTGTCTATGGTTGCAAAAATCTGGGCAGCTTTGTCAAATGTAGCTCCGTTAGCTCCATAAAAATCTATAGAACCTACGTTATCACCAGAAGCTACAATCGTATCAGCCGATCCGTCTACTGCTCTACTTTTTAGGAACGTCATTACAGCAGCAGTAGTATCAGCAGAGCCTCTAGCTATAGACAAAGGAATACCAGCCGCAGAAAACGAATAAGCCTCAGTAGCGCCTACCGTAGTTACGTCTGCTGGCATAGCTGTTCTACCAAGAATAGCCGCATTAGAAGTAGCTGAATTTATCAAGCTAGTTCCTAGGTAGAGCGTCCTAAATTGCTTAGAGGCACTGCCAAGGTCTATAGCATTATTGCTAGAAGGAAGTAGCGTAGTTGGTAAACTACCCACAACCTTAGAGCAAATAGCCGTTGCCTGAAAAGCATTAAACATAGGCATTAGGCTAGTTGCACAAGTATCCGCCAAGGCGTTAGTAGCAAAAAGACCAAGCCCTAAAAGTACACTAAGAACTTTTTTCATTTATTCACCTGTATTAACAGTCGAGGTATCCTCAATCTTACGAGGCCTACCCCTTTTTGGTTTATCTTCTAAATTTATTTGCTGGCCCCTACTATCTAAAAGCATACCCTTCATCTCACCAATCTGCTTTTGCATTTCAGCAATAACAGCTTGAGATTTTTCTAGCTCAGACTTTAATAGGTTTACTCGGCCATCACTCTTACCGCGATTCTCAGCATCTACCTTAGCTCTAGCAAATTCTCTTAGCTCAAAGCCATTAGCTATCTGCTGTGCCAATATATCAGAACAGTCGGCGAGTTGTTCCAGTGTATGACACCCATAGTACCGAAGCTCGGTTGCTATGTGTGGAGATACAAAGGAACACTCGTCGAGGTTTATCCCCATTGGGGCAGTTTTCCCATCCCTAAACGCTTTGTAAGCAGCCCAGTGTTCTCTTTTATGATAATCACAAGCCACATCATCTATCTCATTCTTATCACCAGGAGTAATAATATTAACCATCTCTCTTTCTACTTCTCTGGTGCCTGTTTTCTTTACAACAGAAGTGCCAGTAGCAGGGTTAATATCAACCTCAGTAGCGTAAACTTCCACAAAAGTTTTCTTGTAGAATCTTACAAACTGACGGGCAGAGCCTTTTAGCCTTTGTCCATCCTGAAGTGAATCGAGATCAAATCCTTGAAGCGTAGGCGCATCCCATGAAGGAAGCACTTTATTTAGGGGAGAAAAATCCATTTTTCTGTTCCTTTAAGTTAATTAGCTATTATTTACAGACAGCTTTCTAGTAGCAGTAACGCCATAGGCAGTACCAGCAGTAGTAGCTGTAGCAGAAAAGACTAGGCCAGGTATAAGTACAGCACTTGCCGCAGTCTGGTCACTTATACGACCAGCAGTTGCATGACTGTATAGCTTAACACTAGCAGCAGAGGGCGAGTTACCGTTATTTACGAGAAACTCAGTAACACCGTCCTCTCTTAGTACAAACGGCCCAACAGCTACCCAACCATATTCAGCATCAGCAAACGCAAACTGCGCTATGCCAATACATTGTGGGTTTGTTGAGGTTGCTAATGTGGTAGTTAATGAGCTAGCAAGACAAGTCTTATTAGTAATTACTACCGCATCATACTGAGCAATAGCACCAGATGCCTTTACATACATCCAAGTAGCGCCATTCACCTCGAATAATTCGCCTAGCTGGCCGTTGGAAGTTAGTCCATCGGAAGCTGTTAAATTTACAAATCCAGTTCTCATAATTTTTGTTCCTTATTATTAAGAATCCAACATTACAAAGCTAAGGCCAGCGCCGTTGCATGTAAATTGTCCGATTCCAACAGTGATAGAAATATCAACCAACTGATTGACACTCACTCTTTCTGGTACTGGCTGGAAGTTGTAGTTTTTGTACATCTTCAAAGCAAAGTTATCCAAGCGGATACCATAGCAACGATCAACAGCAATACGGCTTAGTCCAGAAAAGACCTTTCCGTTAGCATTAACCATCGTCATACCTTCGATAACTACGTTATCAAAGTTAGCTTCAATCATGTCCATATTCTGCGTAAATCTCTGTTTAGCAGACATGGCATCACAAGCCGCAGTGAAATAAGTAGAACCAGCTAGACAAAGCTCTGGGCCACCATTTCTTAATACTTGGTTTTTTGCATAACGCAGTCTGGACTCAATGTTGCTTGAATCAGTTGCGCCAGTAAAAGTAGAAGGAGCGTTGATTGATGTATTACGGATAGAGGTAAAAGAAGCTCTGGCAAGACCACCATAAGAGCCGCTTGTTACTGTATCTGCAATATAAGATTTAATACCAGCAAAAGATTTTCCACCAAAGCCAGTACCGTCACCTTGCAAATCCTGCTCAACTGCGTTCATCAACGAATCCTCAGCAGTTACATTTCTCTGCTCAAGTAGGTCAAGAAACTTAGCATCACCATCATTCTGTGCTTTCTCAAGCGCATTGATGACGACAGGAACAACGATAATTTTAGGAGAATACTCAAAACCAGTAATAGTTTGATTGTACCCTAGTGTGATTTCCTCTGTAGGATCGATACGCTGCACATAGGAGTTTTGAGAATATCTAATATCTTCCCAAATAACACGTCCACCGTTAATAGTCTTAACGTTGCCTTTCTTCTTAAGCATGTAAAGCAACGGAATATTATCTGAGACAGCATCAGAGGGTTTCTTTTCCCTATTTTCCCATGTGACAGCTTGGATTTCTGATAAACCAGCCATAAATTTAACTCACCTTAATAAGATTGAGCTAAATCTATGGACTCGGCTCAATCTGAATTTAATTCAGCAAGTGCAGCTTCTGCTGCTTCTCGATAGGTTTTAAATTTCTTACCTGTCGAGGTACTTGCTACATTAGCTCCGCGCCCAGGTTTGGATGCGGCAGCACGAATAGACTTAATAATATGTGATTGCGTATTATCTTGAGTCCTAGTCGGTTCAGATTCGTCAACCCTACCGCCCAACCATCTGTAACCTTCTTCGATTACTTTCTGGTGTGAGGCATCGGGGATACGAGCCTTTATATAACCAAGAAACGCCACTGAATCAGGGTGTTTCCCAGTCACTAGGGAACCAATGGAACTGGAGAGCTTAATGCCTGACTCAGTAGTATTAACGTCAGGGAACTTAGGAACACCAGCCGCATTTTTCTCTTGCTCAAAAGTAGTCCAGGCTTGGGCAAACGGTTGTGCCGCCCTCACTTGATCTTCTTGAGCTAATCTAGCTTTTATGGAATTTAGTTCAGTTTGTAAAGGAATTATTTTCTCATCATAGATAACACTCTTACCGCCTGATTCTATTGCGGAAAGTAATTCCTTCGGAACCTCTTTTCCCTTAGCTCTTAGATACGCAGCAGCATTAACTAGCGGATCCCCAGTGTCTAACTCATTAACTGCTTTAAGCGCCTTGATGATTTCTTTGGGTACATTACCTGACTCCCCACGCTTATTAGTCTTAAGAAATGGCTCTACCTCTCTAGCAATATCCTTAGCCCACTGAAGCTCTGCCGCTTCTCTCTTAATTTCTTCAAGCTTAGATTGCCTCTTAGCGTGAAGCTTTAGAGCAGCTCTTTGTTGTTCAGGGGAAGATTGAGAAAAGAGTTCCTTATCTTCCCTATCCCATTCTGCTGGCGGATCCAACGGTTTGTCATTTCCTCTGTTTCCTCCACTCTTTCCAGTTGTAGCTGGAGCTTCTGGTTCTTTAGCTGGTTCTTCGGGGGCAACTTCTTTCTTAGTTTCTTCACTTGGTTCCTCCTTAGTTCCCTCAACGGCTACCTCTAAGGCATCTCTTAGCGAGAGTCCCTTAGTAGTATCTTCGATGAGATCAGCTTGGGTAACAGGTTCGGTTTCTACTTCCTTTTCTTTCTTTGCCATGTTTTATTTCCTTTTAAAACGCTTTCCTCTTGGATTGTTTTTCCTTCCTACGACATTAAAAGCATCAAAGTTTAATGCCTTAGAAACTATTTCATTTTGACGCTCACACAATGCTCTTGTTTCTTCTGATAGTGGTGCTGTGCCAGCATCTACCTGAGCTACTGCTTTTCTTAGCGCCTTATGATGATCCTCTTTTATTTCCTTAATACGCTTCTTTTCTACGCTTCTATCCCCAGGAATCATCTGGTCAGTAGTAATAGTACCACAAGCCTTATCTGCTTCTGCTAATGCAGAACGACTATCAATGGTCTTGCATACCCCAGGATGATAGTAAGGTGTTATAGAGTCTTGGATAAAATAAGGTGCCACCCCAAAGTTATTAGTCTTTCTCGGCGGATAACCTTCTTTAAAAGACTGGCTCTCAGAGTCCCAGTAATAAACACCAGCCTTCCTTGTTCCAAACTTCGGAGGCCAGTCTGATTCTTTCTCATCACCATACTCAAATATTCTAGTTTGAATTTTCTGCTCCTTGCTCACAATTCCAACTCCATTAAAAGTAAAAGAAAGGCTTCTTCATCCTGAAGATCCATGTGTCTTTTAATCATTAATTCTTCTATTTCCTTCCTAGTAAGTTTTCGTTTGGGCTTAGTAGTAGGCTTTATAACATGTAAACTGTCTGGCCTAGTTTGTAATTTTAAATAGGCTGCCCTATCAAATTTGATAAAAATTACTCGCTTGTACTGCGGATAATGCGCCTCTGAGGCCGAGGTATCAATTGAGACAGAAGCAGCAAAGTTTCCAATAACCGTAGTGCCATCATCAGTCCAAGTATGAGTATGAGTAGCCGGACTAATATTAAATCCAACACCAGTTATGCCAATATTAAGAGTAGAGGTTGCACCTGTCCAACTATGAAAATGTGAGTTTTGAATCGGCAAACAATCATCAGCCGTATGAGTATGAGTTAATGAGCCGCCAGTAGATACATTTGATTCCCCATCTGCATTAGCCCCCTTATGGAACTTGCCATCCATAGACGTATAACGCGCCCATGCTTTTGGAATACCAGCATTAGTTCCGCCCCATAATGCTATTATCTTATCAGGTAAGTCTCCGCCTGTTTTCCCATTACTAATAACATTTAACTTCTTATAAACTGGCTCTGCCGTTGTAGTACTAATTGTTGTAGTTACACTTTGGTTCGTTGCTGTATTGGCGTTACCAGTAAGCGCATGAGTATGCGCCCCCTTTGCTACAGTAGAACCAGCTACACTTTTTCTAGATACGCCTAAGTCAATCGGCCCAGAGTTACCAGTATGTGAGTGTGCTTGTTGAGTATGAGTATGTGCTGGCGAAGTATGATTATGAGAAGTAGAGCCACCAGTAGCGCCACCATCTCCGGCAGCAGCAGCGCCCTTAAGATAAGTATTACCTACAACCCTAGTCCAACTAGCAGGTAAAGTATCACTCTCAAAAAACGAATAAGCATTAAAAGGAATTGATGTAGGACTGCCAGCACTCTTTATGAAAATAACTTTCTTATAAGTTAAATCATTAGTAGCAGCATCAACCGTTATCGCTACTGGGTCATTAGTTCCTGTAGTGCCATCATCAGTAGGCGTAGGATGCAAGTGAGTAGAGGGGCTATCCTGAACGGCAGGCGTACCACTACCTGCAACCAAAGAAGAACCGTCATTACCGCCATCTGTTAAATTGTGAACGTGAAAATCTTGTAGCGGAGTATGATTTGGAGAAGTATGGGTATGGGAAGCATTACCACGGACAGTAGTTAAATCAGCATCGGCAGCAGCGGCTGCGCCCTGAATATAAAAACCATCTAATGAAGTTTCTCTAGTCCAACCAGCAGGGATAGATGCGTTAGTAGACGGCCAGCAAACTATTATGCCTCTAGCTATCGCCACGTTTTTGAGTCCTCAAAAAGTCATTTATCTCTAGTAGACTTTGAGCAACTTCCTTAGCAATCTCTCTTAAGTGACTACCAAAGCTAAAACTTCTTGTCTCAGGCAATAAAGAAATATTCTTCCCATCACTCTGGGCTTCCATCTTACGGACAGCAAGATAGTAATCGGTTACATTCTGGTGGACTTCAATCTTACCATTTCCACCCTCACCGTCCTCATGTTGGATTGTTATTTTCATCTGGCACTGGTGGTGTATAGTTTTGAATATAATCGTTTACGTCTTGCAAGAACTGAGCATTAGCTTGCATATACAAAGCAAACTCAGTCTTAATTCTTGTATGCACTTCCTCTGGGTTCTTCTCCCAGTCATCAAGATAAATCTGCGTCTTACTAACAAACCTCATAAAGTTAGATACCGCAGTATTAACCGTATGAAAAAAGTTTAATCCAGGTGGAATAGTTAATGACATAATTAATCCTTGTTAAAGAATCTAAGCTCCGCCTATCGGCTCATAACCTATAATATTTCCGTTAGCGTCACGAATAACCTGATAACCTTGCTGCCCCTCTATCTCATAACTCTTTACGTTACCTAAATCATCTCTTGTCACCTTAATCTTTTTCTTCATTGGTGGTGGAGGTGGAGTTGGAGCATTAGGCAGATTAATAGTAGGCCCAACAGCTTGTGGTTGTTGCTGTTGCTGCTGACTAAGCATCTCTATATGCGTTCTAAATAGCTCAAGCTGATGCTCAGCTTGTAACCTAGCCTCTGTTGCATATTTTTCTTTCTCATCTAACGCAACCTTATACTGCTCTAGTTGCTGAGTAGATTGAGCTAATGCCATCTCAAACTGAGCTAATTGAGCCTTAGTTTGCTCACTAAACTGCATCACTTCTTGATTACCTGTTATCTTTCTTAGCTCAACCATTAGCGCATCCCTATCTAACGCTAACTTCTCTTGTGCTAATTGAATATCAGTTTGCAACTTAGCAAGACTCTGTTGCTGTTCCGCTTGTGCATTAAAGTTATCAGATTGAATCTTAAACTGCTCAACCTGAGACTCTAGGTCAGCTATCATCTTTTCTTGTGAAAGCTTGGTCATCTCAATTCTTTCTTTCGATTGAATCTCTTGACCTCTCATCTCGGTGTCTATCTGTAGCTTAAGCTGCTCAAGCTTGTTATCAGCCTCATCCTTATTAAAGGCTGGCTCTTGCGGTTGCTGAGTCTGTTGTATAACAGCATCAATAGCCTCCGTAATCTCATTCTGAAACATCTTGCCATGTCTAAAGCCTTGGACAAGATACTTAAGACAATGAAGCTCTGGAACTATTAGCGCAGGATTCTGTTGCGCTACTGAAGCTGTTTTCTCTAGTGCGCTAGTTAATGTATTAACAAGCTCTAAACGCATCTTCTTATCGTAATCCTCATTAAGAGCAATCGTGGAATCTGTCTCAAGCTCAATGCGGAATCTCTTTTGATTCTCTTTTAACATACCGATAGCTGCACTGTACCTCTGCTGATGTTCTTGCGGTAATGTTGCTGGCATAATGTACATATCAAGAGAAGCGTCCTTAAAGTTCTTTAGCGCCATCTCACAGAGAAGCTGATAAGAACCCCGAACAAACTCTTGCATCTTACGTTGAGGCTCTGCCGATTGGTTAAGAGCATACTTTTCTTGTAGCTGTCTCTCACCAAAAGTTCGCTCTGTCTGGTCAGTAACAAAGCCCTGAAGTAAGTCTGATGTACCAGTCAGCTTATAAAGCGTATTTAATCGCTGCTCTAACGCCTGATAAATCTGAGCTAATCCGTTAATAAGCTGCTCAACCGGAATGTACTGAACTACATTCTCTAAAGAACCACCAGCAGAGGCTAACGCTTGAGCTAAATTAGGAACTCCAAAAGCATCCCCCTCAGTAGCTTCATTTAGTGCAGCTTGAAGCCCCTCTATGTTATTATCGAATAGAAGCCTAGCCCTAATAGCCTTAGTCAAGGCTACCATGCGGCTAAAAATTGTATGTATATCCTCTAGGACCTCTACTAATTGGTAATACTCTGGTACTGGCCAGAACTCGTCAGTAGGTTGGTTTAAAAGTAGCGGGTCTGGAACCGGAAAGAATCTCTGCAAATCATAAAGCCCATTTCTAACATCAGCTTCTTGGGCTTCTTCATCATCTGGCACATAGTAATCAACAGGTGTCAGGAACTCGTTACCCAAGTCAGAGAACCAATAAACCTCTTTCTCGTATTCATCCCAGTACTCAAAAACTTTAATGAGTTGTCTCTTGTGATAAGCCTCATCATAAGGAGCTTTTTGCTCACCCTGACTAGGTAAATTAGCTAGAGCCTTAGCCCCAAAGATTTCTTTAAATTCTTGTTGAGAATAATGCTCGGCAAAAGCTATACGCTTGCATCTATTCCAACGTCTTATATCAGGGTCAACATAGACCTCCCGATATAGTACAGGCTCAAGACATACTCTCTCATTCTCAACATCAACAGTTGACTCATGCTCTATAAAAAAGCCTTCATCATCCTGGCCTATCTCATCTGATTCAACTCGGTTGCCATCTTCATCAGAAAAGAAAGCTTCTCCAGTATCAGGATCCTGTTGTGGTGTTATGTATTCCTTTACATTCTGCGTTACCTCATCACGCTCATAATATGCGCGACACAAAGCAAAGTTAGTGATAAGAAAATCATCACGACATGCCGACATGACATCAAAGAAGTCAAAAGACTTAGCAAGATTAATCGCAAGCCTCTCAAGACATAGCGCAGCAGTTGCGCCAACATTGTCATTACCATCTTGAGTAGTATCTTTACCTATCGGAATACCAACCCTAGAAAGGAGAAGGGGCTGACGTATTCTGAAAATAGAATACCAAACTGGATACCTAGCCCTACGGCGTAAACTATTTGGAGTAACGCTCCATAATCTGTGATTCTTTTGTCTTTTCTTAATCTCATTCCAAGACCTGTCGGCCATTACCTGCCAGTGTTCTTTAGACTTAATAGCATCTTTGATAAATGCTTTGGCTTCTTCAATCGTGACTGCCATATTGCTCCGTTATCATCTTTGTTATTGTTGCTGAATTGTCGGGAGCAAATCTTATGCGTACCAACTCGCCAGGTATAGCAAACTCTGTGTAGTATCCGTTATTGTCCTGATAGATGATGAAACAATGTTCATCTATTAATAGCGGTACTCCGCCATCTTTATCTTTCCTGAAGTCTCTAGCGGAAATATCCATAACCCTGCCCTGATGTTATTTTCTTCATTGTGGGTTTTTGTACAGCTATAGCTCTATCAATCTTGGCTTGCATTGGCAAAACATTATCTTTGATGATTGTGTGAGCCATGCAAATTAGTCTTATTGCGTCTGGTGAGTGAGTAGCTTCCCCATGCTCTGCTGCATCTTCCTTCTTTGACTCGCTAGGATGCCTGGGCAGTGCTGGAATATAATCACGAGCATACTTGCAGCACTCACAGAAATATATCATTGGTGTACGCTCTTCACTGTTAGGATCTAACTTAATACCTATCAGTCTAGAACGGAATTGGTTCCAGCCTACTACACGGGAAGTGTCCCCCATTGTCAATGTAAAACCTTCACCCTTATTCTGGAATACAGAATTAACAGATTCGCCACCGCGGTCTTGAAAAGGCAAGGAGTCGGTAAGGGTTACATCTGTTCTGTGGCCATGTTCTGTCCTGGCTATGATGCCGTCTCTAATATCTTCGTTGCGGAGTCTTAAGCCCTTAGCTGGGTCATTCTGATCGCAAACATACCATTCTTTGTAAATAATAAAGGCTCCCCTGGGAAACCAACGCTGCCTACCGTCTCTGTCTTTAAAGACTTCGCCATCTGAAACAGCTACCCAGTAGACTGCCGTTGGCTCTGCATAGCCCAAGTCCATAGATCTGAACCTAAACCACCAGTGAGGAGGGATAAAGTCGGGGACAACGTGGCGATCCTCGTCCCACTCAGGAAAGAACTCTCCAGTAATAGCTGACCAATCTCCGACATCTAATGCTCTGGCTATCTGAGCATCACCTATGCCTTCTAGCCTACCCTTGTGGGCTTCCTCATCTACTGAGGGATTATCTGTATAACGGCTAATCATGTACTGACGGAGAAATCCCTCAACAAGCTCTATCTGTTCGTGTGGCCTAGCCTCCACAAATCTGCGTTTAAAGAACGGAACGGACACGCCGATAGGGTTAGCTGTATACATAATGCAGGGGAGTTTGTGCCTCCAGTCATCCGGTAGCGCGTCTTTCATTTCTTTGGGCATACGCACCCAATTCCTAAAGAATCTGATTAATCTTTCTGAGATTTGGGTGGCCTCGTCTATCGCCAGGATATGTTTCTCGACACCCATCGCCGAGGTGAACTGCCTCTCATCCTGGCAGTGTTGGAAGGAAATCACTGAGCCGTTAGAGAAAGTAATTCCTGCATTAGTTATGTTTACTTGCTTTAGTTTTAATAATGGCGCTAAAAGATTCCTAAACCCAGTACGGCCCTCAACATGATTAGCAGAGATGTCTGAGTATTTTTTACGGACTAAGACACATTGGAGATGTGAAACAGAGAGACAGGCAGCGATTAAAAATACTCGAAGGAAATGGGACTTGCCACCCTCGGTAGCACCCCCAAACAAAAGCTCGGTACTACGGCTATTAAATGCCTCAAGCTGCCTTGGATGTAAAAACAGGTCTAGCTCTGTTTCAATCACTTTTTAACTAAGTTTACTTTAATATTCATATTACCCGACAACTCTACTGCGTTAGTTTCTCTCCAGCCGCATTGGGTTTTAAGATAAAAGATCATTGCAACCATGTTGCCTTCAAGAGCCTTCTGCACAAGTTTGGCAGCAATAGCACCAGCTACCTTGGCCTTCTCGTCGTCTAGCTCTTTTCTAAAATGCTTCTCCAGAGTCTCTACGGTACATTCTATGACAGAAGCCATAACTTTTTGAGTACAACCAGCCAAGGCCATACGCTTTACAAGTTGTCGTTCTTGCTCTGTGTAAATTCTAGGTTTAGGGCCAGGTTTTGCCATTTATCTTACACTCAAAGGGCTTACCAGACTTTTCACAATAGGCTTTGTAACGGTCAACTATAACCTGACAGTATTTAGGCTCTATCTCCATACCATAGCATATTCTGCCGAGTTGGTCTGCTGCTATGAGAGTTGTGCCCGTTCCCATAAAAGGATCAAAGATAATTAAGCCGCCTAATATTTCAAGACATTCACCAGCAAATTTAACCGGCATTGTAGCCGCATGAATATCTGAAAACTCATTTGAATGCTGCGGATCGATGTTGATAACTGAGTTTTTAGTACCATGAAATGATGCAGTTTCAATAGCCCTAGATGGTGCATCTTTTGGGCTAAATAAAAATACAAATTCATGGTTAGTATTAACTACATTCTTTGCAGCGGCTGGCGCAGCCAGCCGCTTATTCCAAATGAAAACATCTACAAAATGATCACCAAACTCATGTAACCAATCTAAAACTGCAACCTTATTTCCCGCTAATATTTGTAAATTAATCGCGATTACTTTACCAATTTTCAACATCCGACGTAAAAATTTACCAAGAAATTCACAATATTCATCTTGATCCATATTATCAGGAGTTGATTGATAAGAAGATTCGCCAACTGATTTATTGGCTAATTTTACTGAAGAACCTCGATTATAAGGGGGTGAAGTAAATATTACATCAACATTGGGCCAAGAATATTCTTGAGTATTTAAACAGTTGCCGCACAACAATCTATGCTTACCAAACTGAATCTGATCACCATACTTGATAACCGTTTCAATCTTATCTAATTCTTCGGCCTCAAAATCATCCTCAACCACCTCTGGCTCATCAACTTCCCCTAGCATCAAATCTTTAAGATTATCTAATCCCCACTTCTCCAAATCAAATCCCTGATCAATAAGATAATCAAACTCACTAGCCAAAGAATCAAAGTCCCAGGTAGAATCATTCTGTAACTTATTGTCTAAGATTCGATAGGCTCGTTTATCTTTCTCAGCTAGCCCTTTGATATAGACTATAGGAACTTCTTTTAGCTTAAGCAGTTGTGCTGCGTATAAACGACCATGACCGACTAAGATTTCATTGTTTTCGTCTATAACTATGGGCTGATTAAATCCAAAGCTTTTTATAGACTCTGCTATTCTTGTAACTTGCTGTTCTGAATGAACTCTGTTGTTTTGTTGATAAGGTTTAATGAGGGAAATAGGTATGTTTTCTATTTTCATATCTATCCTTTGATAGAGAAGGGTCATCCCCCTCTGCTGCTTTAGAACCAAGCCAAAGCAACTAGAATAAGTTATGTCATTCATCACTACTTAGGATTCTCTAGTTCATTACTTATACGCTAGGTTTTTATAATTCCCAGCTTTATGACCAGGACGTCGCCCAATTTGCAGGATCAAATACCTGCCCGTTGCCTGGTTAAAACCAGCATATTCATGCTGGAACCTTTGCTTTCGTAACAAATCACTACACCCCTCGCCTTGTAGCTTCTAGAGAACCAACCGTATATCGGCCAGTGTTTATTTAGACACTTCTTAGATTTATAGGATAATCCAAAGTGTGAAAACGACCATGTGAACTGTCGGCTAGAATAGAGCTAGTTGTGGGGGTTGTAAAGGGGAAAAGGGAAGCTGCTCGTTTGCGCTGATTTCCAACTGACGAGCAGCCCATAGCTGAGGTCGCTATGCAAACTTTACATACCACAAGTAATAGCATGAAACAAGAAAAAACCCTGCCGAGATTTGGAGTCTCAGGCAGGGCAGGAGATTGACTAACGATAAGATTACGGTCTCTGAGAGATTTAGTCTAACCTAACGTCAGATTTGATGCTAGGATTTTGTATATGATGCAATTTTACCTTGTCATTACCCTATTCTTCTTACTCATTACCCTTATAACCCTTGTCTATAAATTTGTTGGTTATGTTCAAAAATTATCTTATGAGATTAGGGTGTTAAGAGGATTAGTGGCTGATATATTAGAGAATGAAAAGCTCCTGTCTGCGGAAATTAAAAGTCTAAAACCGATTGAACTAGTCGAGGATGTTTGGCACTAAGCAGAGATAGGCCTTATGAGTCCCAGGAACACTCTGCCCTCTGGCAGTGGTGTCAGCTAAGTTTTAACGTCTATCCAGAGCTAAGGCTGCTCTATCATATACCCAATGGAGAGCGTAGAAGCCCCAAGGATGGGGCTAAACTTAAGAGGATGGGGGTTAGGCCTGGTATACCTGATTGGTGTCTACCAGTGGCAAGGGGGAGCTTCCACGGGTTGTATATCGAGATGAAAAGGCTAGGGGCTAGTCTTAACGACCATCAGCGATACTGGTTTGAGACGCTGCAAAAGCAGGGCTATAGATGCGAGATAGCTAAGGGCTGGGAAGCTGGCAGAGAGATTTTAATACAATATTTGAGCCTAAAATAAGTATAAGTTTTATATAGTTAATAGGTAAGTTAAAATTATCTTTGTTTTGTATCGTTTTGGTACTATACAAAAGTAATAGTTATGATATTATCTTTTTGTAACTCGGAATTGACTAACTGAAATGAAACGCAAACTAACAGCAGAGAGAAAAGCCTGGATACTTAAAGAGAGAAGCTATCTCTTTCAAGCTATCACTCAGGAGAAGCGAGAACTAGAGAGAAGGAACCTTGAGCAGCGATTCAGAGATTTAGCTAAGAATAATTTAAAAGACTATCAGAGAAGCTATCTAGAATTAGGACAAATACTTTTAGACGGTTATGAGGAAGAATAAAAATGCAACAAATAATTAAACTAGAGCAAACAACTTTTGAGGCAATTAAAAACTGGCACCATGCCTTTAGCTCCTGGCGCGTCAGGGTTTACAACTCGTCAGCACTCTTTGCAACAAAAGAGCAAGCACTAGCTTGGGCACTAGAACAAGAAAAGCCCCAGGAATATACCAGGGCACAAGTAACTCAGGATGAAAGATTTGGTACTGACTAATTAATAACACCAATAAAGGAGTAACATGGGAAGTTTAGAACAAACGATAAGACTTTTAGAGAATCGAGCTTGGGGAATTGAAACAGTGCTAACTCGCTCAACAAGATTAACAGAGCGAGGGAGAGAGCTGGCAGAGGCTAGGCTTGAAGAACTAAAAGAATGTTTAGAGATGTTATCTTCAGAACTTGCTAACGAATTTGCAAAACACGATAAGGAAACAAAGGAAAAACAAAATGAGTGCTAGAGTATTTGAATGTGAATGTTGCCACCACTTCTGCTGGATAGGACAGGAGAGATCAGCAAAAGTTGATGGTCATTATGCTGAGGTTTGCCCAAGCTGCTTTGATAAGTATAGGACTGGGCAGACGCTAACAGAGAATTTTGACGATGGCCGTTATTGGCCAGACGAGTCAGATTGGGATAATGAAATTTTAAACAATAAATAAGGAAAAATAAAATGAACGAACCTACACCACTAAGAAATACATTTAAGGAAGCCCCACCAATGGAATACGAGGCGTTAAAACCTGGTATGCACATCTGTGGGCTTATCGAGATTAAGAACTGCCAGCGCAGAGCCTTTCAATCGGAGGAAATGATTGACGCTTTTCGTTTTGTCTTTAGAAGCTTTGATAACGAGAAGGCTTTTGTAAATCACACTGTAACAGCAACATCAGGAGAACGCAGCAATTGCTATAAAACTCTTAAAAAGATGACTGGTGGAAGCTTAGATCCTAAGTCTAGCTCTGCTGAGTTATTTGACGTAATGCAAAACAGAATAGGCCACTGGTTTACTTTGATGGTTGAACAAAAGCCGTACAAAGATGGCGTATGGGTTAATGTTGTAGACAATACAATCCTCCCCGATACTGCTACTGATAAAAAGCTAGGCGATTGCAGAGAGTATTTTGGCAGTAGCACAGATAGTAAGCTTAAAGACCCTAAGGCTGATAACGATAATATCCCCTTTTAGTATATGAGCTACAAAACAGAAGCTATAACCGGAAAAGTTACAATGGCCCCTTGGCTGATGGTATCATCTAAGGGGCTACCTTATTGTAAGTTCACTTTGCTCACCCCAAAGGATAAAGCCATAACTTGCTTGTGCATCACAAAAGCCGGAAATGGATTAGCAGCTAGGGCCGAGGCTGATTTGGTTTTAGATGCTCAGGTTTTAGTTATAGGAAACACCGGAGAGAATGGAACCTTCTTTGTCTCTAGCTACGAGGTTAGAGGCAAAGCAGGAGAAACAAAAGCTATCAGTAACCCCAGAAAGGTAGTCTATAAAAATGATGTTGAGGACATTATGGATGCTCTTGGCCCAGAGTATGTAACAAAAAGGCTAAGAGAATTTTTAGGACGAAAACCAACAGATACTAAAGTTACTAAGAATCTTTTTACCTTCTCAGTCCCAGCATACAAAGCGTTGATACAAGAATTGAGAAAGGAAGCTAATTTACCATGAAGAAATTATTACCGACAAAAGAGGGATTGCTTACAGCAGCAGACCTTAAAAATATAATTAAAAAGCGTATGCGAAAACGTGGGGACTTAGTAGAGATATGCAAAGAGTTGGGATTAAAACTTCCCAGGCTCTATAATATTCTCTATTCAGAAAGACCCATCACTGATAAAATTGCTAATCTTATGGGGTATCAAAAAGTCTATATTAAAAAGGAAGGGTCAAGTGAGCAATAGCTTTTCTATGTACACAGTTGAGGAGCTTATAGATAGACTTAACGATATGACTCTGCGTTATCACAATGGCCCAAGCTTTAAGAGAGATACTCGATTGATAAAGGGTAAAGAGTACGAGTGCAAGGAAGCTTTTGAGGTTAGGAAAGAAAGCTGGCGCAGATGCTTAATAAGTTTAATTGGAGCATTAGAGTCTGAGATAGCTTTTAGGAGTAAATCTTCTGTTGATTATTATCAGGAGGCTGTGTGAAATATTTTGTAATAATCTTACTAAGTTTTAGCTTTGCTTTTGCAGTGCTGCATCAAAGAATAGAGCAGCAGATAAGTTTAGCAGCAGGTAGAAAATGAGCTTTAAAGCTATGCTATCTTATGGGCCGTATACCTACCCTGATTACATTCAGAGTCAAAGCACATTTAACAACGTGCAAAACAGTCCCATAGATGGCTTTACTATGGATTTAAGAACAAATTCTGGGCAGCCCTTTAGCACTAGTGTTTGGAATACAACGGTAATAACACTTGATGATCTATCTAACTCTATAGCTCAATTACAAGATAGAAAACTACAGAACGAAAGTTATCTTTTGCACAAAGAAAATAATTGGGCATCAGCATCTACTTTTTTAGGTTATGGAAAGTGCCAATATAATTTCTGTAAGCTTCAAATCTCTGGCGTTATTATAGATCCGTTCAGTGCTGATTTTGAGAAAGTCTATAATAAGCTAGTGGTGTTGGCTCAGTTTGCAGCAGCAGTAGGTTTCTATGGAATCTGGTTTGATGTGGAGCCGTATGTTGAAATTTGGAAATATAATAATTTACCGCTAAGAAGCAAGTATACCTTTGCACAATATCAACAAAGATATTACGAAATAGGTTATGGAATAGCTCTACAGTGGAGAAAAGCTAATCCCAACTTAAGCGTAATGACTACCTCTGCCTATGATGGCTTTGCTGGGCAAGGTTTACCCTATGAGGCTAATCAATACGGTTTATATAAAAACTTTCTTGATGGTCTATTTGATGGCTGGGGAGATTTTTATTATCGGCTTGGTGTTCGCGGTACTGGAAAAATTATAGTTACTACTGAGGGTACTTTCTCCCTAACTAATCTTCCTAACATTATTCGCTATGGCTATCGTCAGATGTCTGGTCAGTACGATAGTTATATAAATCCAGGAAACCCGCCGACTGTGTTGGGTACTCCACCGCCAGACCAAACTTATTGGGGCGGTAGTTCTTACTTTTTCGATACAAATATAAAAGAGATAGGTTTGGCCATTTGGCCCACTGCCCCATTTTATAATCCTTTGGGGCTACCTGAAGATAACCAGTGGGCACCAGATACATTTAGAGATGCACTAAAAACCATGATTGATTACTGCCAATGGATCTGGATTTATAATCCAGATTGGAGTTTTTACAACGGATCATCTGGTGATTTAGATCCTGTTTATATAGCAGCTATTGAGGAAGCTAGAGTTTATGGAAAACTGCCGGAATAATAACATGACCCTGCGCGAGAAGATTACAGGCTATGCTGCATGGCATCCCGAACAGGGCTTTTTAGATTACAGGGAAGGCAAGGGCGCTTATAAAACTTATTGCGTTATGCCCGATGAGCAATTTTGTATTGACTCAGCCCATGTGCGTACAGGGAGTCAGTTTGTTCAGGGCCAAAATGCAAAAGGTTGGCAAATTAAGCGTGTCATCATAGTAGGTGCCGAGGTAGAGAAAGAAAAGGCGGGGGAGAAATGAACACACTAAAACTAATCGGAATTATTGCATCAATTGCCACACTCTTTGGGCTTTCAATTTGGTGGCAGGTTTACAAATACGGCGACTGTCGAGCAGTTGGACATAGCCGAATTTATTGCATTGGGAGTATTGGGAAATGACAATCAAAGACGAGATTGAGAAGGCCGTTAAGTTTGCGCCAAGTCGATGCGCTTATCCGAATGACTCACGAGAAGATATTTGGAAAGACGGCGCACTCTGGGCTATGCGGTGGTGGGCGACTAAATACAATCAACTAGACATGCTATTAAGTGCTACTAGCGATTGGGACAAGGCACAGAAGTTTGAGAATATACGAGAACTGAGAGCAGCAGCAGCAGAGATTTTAGGGGATGAGAAATGATTACCTCATCGGGGCCACGATGTGATGTTTGCGGCGAGTACATACTCCCCTTTTTAGACAAATCGGTAAATCCGTTTTGTATAACGGGCATAGAGGGGACTTTGCTGTGTCACGACAAATGTAAGCTAGTAGTTTTAGAGGCTATGGAAAAGAAAGATTGGAAGTTGCTTCCTGATGGGCCTATTCGACAATGTTTTAGCGACCACGCGAAGGAATTGGGGGACGAGAAATGAGTAGGACGTTTATTGAGATAGTTAGTTGCGATACTTGCCGCGCAAGCACAGCTAATCGAATCAAAACATCGGTAGTGTTCTTAACCGAACAAACTGAGGGCTACCCCTGTAAGCCGCACATTGAAGTGTGCGAGATAGATCTATGTGATGATTGTTTGGGCTTAATGTTTGAAGGTCAACAAGTATACGCCCACGGAGCGCAAGGTCATAACACATACTTCTTTAAGGCCGCATCGGGCGACAAGAAGAAATTGGTCGGGATCGAAGTGAACGATAAGGCGAAAAAGTGACGCAGGACATGAGCCGAAGGGTAATACAGTCTGCACAGCGGGGGCAGTACCCGCTATCGTTCGATAGTTTACAGGATAGGAAACTATAGGGATTATATGAGCAGCGATTGGACAAAGATAATAGCAGCGTCAATTGTTGATGATGCACTAGAGCAGGTTAGTGACAAGCACGTTAATAGTCCTCTAACTCATTGGGAAGAGATGCCCGAAGCTGTTGCGTTACAGGTTGAGTCGGCAAGGAAAGTAATCAGTGACCTAGTGCAGCTATTAAAAGATGCCGAGATTCCTATCGACAAAGAAACGTATTTTAAGTTTGTCGCAGATAAAGATAAAAATTGGGGGAAGTACTAATGATTTGCCCATTATGCGGTCAGTATCACGAAGTACAGTATATGTATAAAGATGCTCCAATATTGTGCTGCCCTGAGGCTAGGCTCAATAGGGTTATGCACTTTGACTCAGAGCAAATATATATCACAACTTTAAATACAAATAGTTTTCTTGAGAAAATTAGAGATGACTTTGAGGAGTGGAGTAATAATTATGGGGAATGATAATGGGATACGAGAGAAGATACTTCGGGCTTGGTTTGAAAGCGATATTTTAAAATATAGATTAAAACCTTATGGGATTGCTCTAAATCGTAAATGGTATGAATGTTTACTAAGCGAGCTACAAGCAATTCAGCGTCAGCCAGAAAATATTATGGGTGGCGTAACATATCTAAGTATGATGCTACCAAGTCAATCAGATCCCGTTCCTGTATTTTTAGTTGTGAATCTTCTAGAGGAAGTTAGGTTTTTAATATGAGTAAAAAGCAAAAAAAATCAAAACGCAAAAATCCGGCTGATAATTTTAATGCCGATAATCCTTTAATAAAACTTCTCAAAAAGTATGGTGTTATTCAATTTGGATCTGGTGGTCGAACTATTAAGCGTAGACTTAAATTTAAAAATGGTTAAGAGTCTTATCTTTATCGTCTTTATCCTTGCTCGTGGCCCAGACTCGCTTAATCGTAATCAGATGGTAAATGTAGTTAGTAACGTAAGGCGACTATACCGGACTGTAGGTATAAAAATTATACCAGTTCGATACATAGTAGCTAGGCGTGACCCAACTGCGTTTTTAGATAGTGCCTTATATGGCGCATTAGAGCGTAGAAGGTTCTGGGAGTTTTATTTAAGAAAGCATTATCTAAAAGACAGCAGGGCACATAGGCATGTAGTATTACCGCCAGTACATTTTAATAAGGAGCTTTGGTATTATGGAGCAGCTACGGTTTGCAGTTATCGCAACTATAATCCTTCTGTGGGTATTAGCAGCGCTACTATCAGTGACACTGCTCCAAGCACCACCGCTATAAAGTCTATGATTCCTATAGCTCACGAGATAGGACACGCTATTGGGGCTAGTCATGACGATACTAATCACAATATTATGAACTCTGGCGCAGGGCAGTTTTGGGCTGAGCCGTTAGGGTTTAATGAGAACGCTTTAAGAGAGTTTGAGGAATGTTTATAATGTTGGGTAGCATAACTGGTAATGTGCCTGACTGTTAATCAGGAGTATGGGGGTTCGATTCCCTCCCCAACAGCCAAAATAGTATCTTCTTAGAATCCTAAGCACCTGTTATACTTCTGCTGCATCTGTCGTATAGGCTAATTTTTAAGAGATTATGCCAAACGCCAAAAGGTTCCAGCAACTCAGCCGAAATGTTTTTAAGATAACTATCCCTATAGTAGTCCGTAAGGATTGGGAGTCCTGGGTACTACTCACCTCAGACCAGCACTGGGACAATCCTAAATCAAACCATAAGTTACAGCTAAAACATTTAGAGGAAGCAAAAGAGAGAGATGCTTCAATAATTTCTGCTGGAGATTTTTTCTGTGCTATGCAGGGGAAATATGACAGAAGGGCTAATAAGACAGCATTAAGGCCAGAGCATAGGTCTGATGACTACTTTGATTCTCTAATAGAGACAGCATCAAACTTCTTTGCCCCCTATGCTCATAATTTCTTTTTAATTGGTATGGGCAATCATGAAGCTTCTATCGTTGATAGGCATGAGACTAATTTAATAGAAAGATTAGTAGCGGTACTAAATAACAAAACCAAATCTAAAATTTTCTCCGGTGGTTTTTCTGGCTGGATAATTTTTACCTTTATGCGACATGACAATAAGCAGTGCGGCAGTATCGTACTGCACTATGATCATGGCTATGGCGGAGGTGGCCCTGTGACGGCAGACATGATTCAGCATCAGCGAAGGTCTGTTTATCTTCCTGATGCTGACATCATTCTTAGTGGGCACTGTTTTTCTGAAGATACCGAGATTCTTACGCCAGAGGGTTGGAAGTTTCATCAAGAGATTACTGAGCATAGCTGTGTAGCTACGATGAATAAAACTAATAAAACACTGGAATGGCAGCAAGTTAATAGCATTTTTAAATATGACCATTTCAAAGAGATGCATAGTTTTGAGAACAGCAAAGTTAATTTACTTGTTACATCTGAACATGGAATGATTTTTGAAAAATATAGGGATAAAGAATTAGTAGAACTTCCCGCAAAAGATACTAATAAGATACCAGAATTATGTTGGTTGCATGGAGCTTTGGATACAATCCCAGATTTTAATATCTGTGATGATACCCTTAGATTACTTACCTGGATTGTGGCTGATGGTTGTATAGAAGATGGCGGTATAAGATTCCATTTTTCTAAACAAAGAAAAATAAATAAAATTAAAAAACTTTGTGCCTCCTTAGACATTCCCTTTACTAGTCATGTCCAAAATACAGGTAATACAAAAATTAGAATTGGCGTAGCCTACGCAACTTCCTTTATTGACCTACTAGAGGGTGTAAAGGAGCTTCCTACCAGTTTCATTAAAAACCTAAGCGGCAGACAGGCCCAGATAGTTTTGGAGGAATATCGTTTAAGTGATGGGCAGTTTGAGAATAGTGTTATTAGCTGGCAGCTTTATAGTTTTAATAAACAAAATATAAATGTTCTACAAGCTTTAGCAGTAAAGGCGGGTTTTCGTGGTCTGTGCTCTAATGAAACTATTTTAAATATTTGTCCCAAGCATACTTCATTTGAAGCAAGAATAGAATCTAGGGTAGTGCCCTATTCTGGTATCGCTTGGTGTGTGAGTGTTCCCAATGGAACATTAATAGTACGGCGAAAAGGAAAGGCTGTCATAACACAGAACACACATGATAGTTGGATGAGAGAAATTGCTAGGATTAGGCTCACACAGCATGGGGGCTTAAAACAGGATGTCCAGACACATTTAAAGCTACCTAGCTATAAAGATGACTATGTAGATGGGCATGGGGGCTGGGCTGTTACTAAGGGCTTTCCTCCCAAACCTCTTGGTGCATACTGGCTTAAATTTTCGTATGATGTAAAAGAGTCTAGGGTAGTTTATCAGATAGTGAAGGCATGACATTTTTCCCCTGGGATAATACTGTTGGGTTAGGCTCCTGGCCTTTTAGAATACAGCTTGCGCCAGACCATCCTTTTTATGGGCCTTATCGGGTTCATGATGCTGAGTATCAATTAATCAAAGAGGGTAAAGCCAAGAAGAATTTACATGCTATTGATCTAGATTTTCTTAATGATTGTCTAAGAAATGCTGCTTCCTGTGATTTGTATATAGATAAGATAGCACTGATAGACCAAGCCTATATGATGTATGGCATCTGTCGATTATGGGCAAAGTATGTAAGGCCTACGTTTGAGGCCTGGCAGCCTGGAGAACCTGCGCCTACCCTTTAGGGGCTAGTGCGGCATGGGCCACACCTACAGCGCCTAAGGCAGCAGCAAACTGCACTGGATTAAGACCTACTAAGCTAGTTAGCTGGTTTAATAGTGCTACAACTGGAGCCAATTGAGGAAACTGCGATAGCACTAGAATAGCTATAGCAATTGCTCTTTTGACACCGTTGCTCTGTGTTAGTTTCGATAGTAGTGACATAGACATTTACCCCTGAAAAAAGCCTGTACGAAAAACAGGATGTACAGGCCCATACAGCTTATTATTTGCTTTAAAAACAACCCAGGGAGAACCTGAGAGCGCCTTGGCTTTATCAGCTATCTGAAAGCCGTACATCTTTAGGCCATTTGGCGTACCGCTATAGTAGCGCCACATGCCCCCTAGAAAACTACCATAAAGCGGAAAACTACCAACAAGTTGTTTATCATGTGTCAAAATATCGACATGGTTAGCCCGCTCAGGGATAATTAAACAAGGCTTATTTGCCCTGCTATCCACGCCATTGTCCTCGCTATGCGTCTTATATAGAGAGGGCTTGGTTAGTACTAGGCTGGGGGCAAAAAAAGCTGGTGGTGGGCCTTTAGGCTCGAATAAACGTAGTACGCTTATAATGTAGTTGGCGGAAGGGGGGTTTTTCCTGTCTGGTGGTGGGGTAGCGTTACCAGCAGTAGAGAGGTTAAACCTAGCACCCCAGCCAAAGACTATATCAGCAAACTTGTTCTTATTTATCCAAGCTTCTGCGTCAATATCAAACAAGGATTGACCGTCAGTAGAAGCTATCTGGCCAAGTCCAGCAGTAGCGTTTTTGCCATGTTCCTCCGTCATAACCCCAGGTATAGCAGGACTACCCATAGGAGCCTGAACCGGAATACAGCTAGGACAAAGCTGCTTAACTAAATCAACTCTCTTTTGTACATTGGTTACTGATGATTCACTGTATTCACAGGAGTGAGAAACATAGACTTTTACGTTTGGAAACTGTTTAGCCAGCCCCTCCCAGCGAGGAAGCTTTTTATTTAGAAAGTCCAAAGGAACAATCTTATGCCCATAGTCCCACCAGATATGACCACGCACAGCAGCAACCTTGCCAGAATTTATAAGAGTAATTAGGTGTGGCATGACATCACCAAAGGTGTTATCAAAGCAACCTATGGCTGTACCAGCAGGAAAAGAATTAAGAGTCTCGTTTACGTTCCAAGACTTATTGCCCAAGCCTAAAAGGTCTAGTCCGACTAACATAGAACCTCATTAAAATAAAAATGGTGCGGCTTTTGCTTATCAAATACCATGCAACCTGATAAAACCAAGAGAGAGAGAAAGAGCAAAAGCCGCATTATCACCTTCTGCTCTTTCCTTCTAAAAGTCTATCAAGTTTATACTCTATAGATCCTAATCGACGATCCATCTCAACCCACCTTATAGTTGATTCAGATTCCAGCTTTGTAAATCTAGTCAGATTTTCTGTGGTTACATTCTCTTGTTGAGAAACTCTATTCTCTATCCCATCAATCCAGTGCTTAACACTAAATGTAAAGTAAGATGAGAGGATGCCCAACGCTAATAGCGCAGCACTAAATAAATTTATAGAACCTCTGAGTGTCATAAAAATCTATGGAGTATATGTAATATAAAAAAGATTTAAACTAAGATCGCTAGTAATCACATCAACAAATAAACCTTCTCCAGTATTAGTTTCGCAGTACCCAGTTTCTACAATAGGTAATTTATCTATTACTCCATTGGTAATCATAGGAACTACAACACCAGCTAAAATAAAAGTGCCCCCTGATGCACTTTTTAATCCAAAATTACTAACTGCTGCACCAGTAGATTGGGCTAACCATCCCATCACCCTAATTCTTTGGCCCGTCACAGCAGCCACTACCTGTCTATTTGCTCCAACGGTATGAATAAGACTGCTATTCTTAAGGGGGGAAACATGGCCCTTAATCTGAAAAACTCTTATAGGGTCTATCTGAAATAGGCTCATGCACTAGCCCCTAGATTTTTAAGAAAGTGTGGTAATGCTAAGTTTTGAAAGTCCTCTACATGCTGTGCTTCAGTATCAGATAGCGGTGCGTTTTTAAGTAGCTTACTAAGAAGCGGAGCGCCTAGAAAATGGGCAGCATAAAGCAATCTAGGATCATCACCAAATCTTGTTTTGTTTTCATCGGTAAGCTTTTTAACCGCATCTAAACTTTGAGCTAAATCCATCGGGTCTTTAAGCCCAACAGCCTTAGCAGTAGCATCAATAAACTGGAACCCACCCTTAGCAGTACTCTTTAGATTCTGCGCGTTAGGATTTCTGCTGGACTCAGTTTGATAAAGCGCCCTTAAATATGGGTCAGCATCTATCTCAGCTTCTGCCTCTTTTACCTTGTCTACTTTTGGTGTCTCTGTTGATGTCATAGCACGATCCCCATGCTCACGCTGTAATGTTGATTGCAATAAATCTGTTAGTTTCCCCACCTGTGCGCCAACTTGACTAGCTGGTGCATTTAAGACCTCCAGTGCCTTGGGTTCCCCTGCTGCTGCCCTCATGAGTAATTCTTGAACTCTACCAACACTATTTCCGCCAGCCATAGAAGCTAAACCCAATGCTGCACCTGCCAAGCCCCCTTTATGGCCCCCTATTTCTTCACCTATCCCACCACCAATAGCAGAGCGTAGTGCTAATTTAGAAAATAATGCTTTTAGTCCATTATTGTCTGTTAGTAATTGCTTACCAATAGTCCCCTCTCTAGACATCATATCAACCAATCTTTGTGTGCCATCTTCACCAAAAACTGCTTTATAATTATCTAGTTTTCCTACTATTCTTTTGATCCAGGTTACAGGCTGGGCCTTTAATAAATCAGAGATCATAAGGTTTTGAGCATTGGCTACTTCGTGTGGGGCCATAACAGAAACAACTTGAGCAGCTTGCTTAGGATCTCCCAACAAAACATTCTTAAGGGCTAAAATTCCTTTATCTGGTTCTGATAGAGAATCTCTAACTTTACCAACACCACCACTTTCAAAAGTTTGTAACATATTACGCCAACCAGTTCGGGCTGCATTAAGTGCATCTGCTGCCTCTGGCGCAAGATGCACTGCTCCAGCATTTAATAATTCATTTTTAGCATTTGCTATAATTGCCGCATCTGGCCCTGAAGCACCACGGCCTAATGTTCCTACATCTCTAAGAATGTTTTGAAATTGATTAATAGGAACTGTTGCGGGGCCGCCCTCAATCAATTTGCTAGTAGCGGCAATCATGGGACTGCCAGATGTGCTAACAATTGTTGAGGCAGGAGTTTCTAATATAGAATCTGCTGGTTTTAATCTTTCTAAATAACCAATTAATTGAGCCGTTCTACCCCCAGGAACTATTGGGCCAGTTAATTCTTCAGCAAAATCTTTTATGTTTTGAATGGCGTTATCTAAAATAACATGACGCCCTTCTGGTAGGTTCTCAAATGCTGCACTTGCAGTGTCTTTGGCCTTTTGTCCAGTAGCTTCTAATGCCTTAGCTCCAGCCACCGATCTTTCGGCAATGCTTAAATCGGAAGTTAATGCATCTGGCACCACCCCCCTAAGTTCTTCGGCAATATTTTGTGCAGTTTTAGTAGCTACTCTGTTAGCACCACCAGGCAAATAATCTGTTGCTTTACCAAATACAGATCCAATGATAGGAACAGAAGCGCCTATAGTGGCTCCAACTGCGGCTTGAGTACCTAAATTTTCAGCTTTAGGGTTTCCCAACACTCCATAAGCCGCCCCCTCTGCTCCAGAGCCTAGAGCGTTAGCAAATAAATCAGCAATAGAAGATCCAATACCAGTACCCTCCGCCAACTTACTTAACACTGGAATGTTTTCTGCTAGGTTTTTAGCTTGAGATGGAACAGCCAATGCTGTACCTAAATTTCCTAAAACATGAGTAGCTGTTTCCGCAGTTTGATTACCCTGACCATTGGAAATATAATCAAGAAACTTATTAGTCCAATCTGATGGATACCACCCTGTCGGGTCTAGCTTATCGGTTGATAGCGCGTTCTCAGCACCAACGCCAGCGCGGAAAAGTAAATCAGCAGGAGCAGTGAAAATATCAAGTGCGGATTTAGCAATACCCTTCAATCCGCCCTGAAGTAAATCTTGAGAGCTAGATTCGGGAGTGACGGATTCTGAGTCCATCATTTTTTGAATTTCTTCAGGACTGGGAAGTGTTTTTGTGGAGGCACCACCAGACTCGGAATCCATCATGGTCTGTATTTCTTCAGGACTAGGAAGGGCCATTAAAGAAATCCTTTTTTCTTCATAAACTCTATTTGCTGAGGAGTATATTTAGAAAGTTGGTTAGGTGCAGTAATTGTGCTTGCCGCACTTAATGCGTCTTGTACTTTCTTATAACCTTGTTCACTATATCCAGTCGCCGAATCTTCTACTTCTTTTTTAATAACATCTTCAATATTAGAGATAGCAATTTTAATTCCTAATGGACTACCCAATTTTCCTGGATCGGTTAAATCTTTGTTTTCGTCAATAATCTTTTGTCTAGCAGAATTGGAAACAAATTTACCCACTCCTTCATAAACAGTTTGCATCAGAGAGTTATAAACTCCTTCGGGAGTATCATTTTGCATGCCACTAAAAGCCCTCTGAGAAGATCCAACAACCTTACTAGCAAAAGGCCCCACTAGAGGAACATCAGATAGTCCACCTAATGCTGGATTCGGCGTAAAAGTATCTACTAAGCTTTTAGCTTTTTCTAATTGAGAAAGAAGGCCAGTAGCTGTACTTAATTTTTGAATAGCTTGCGCTGGTAGCGGATTAGCCCTTTTTGCTTTTTCTCCAGCAAAAACATCGGCTATTGTAGTATCTAGCGTATTATCAGGATTAACGGTTACCCCCTTTTCTCCCAAGCTTCTCTTAATAGCATCTTGTATTAGTGCTTGCTTCTCAATAGCAGCAGCCTTAAGACCACCAAAGGCTTGAGCATCAACCCCCTCTGGAGTAGCTACAGAGGCAGGATCTTTATAGAGGTCAGGAAGCACAGAAACGACACTATTAAGCTGATTAGACTCGTCTCTCTGGCCTAGCGCATTAAGCAAAGAAGAAAGAAAAGATTGGCCAGCAGTAACGCCTAGCGTTTGTAATGGTGACCAAGTAGAGGTATTAAACTTAGCAGCCGCAATAGGAGCAGCAGCCTGTCTATACATATCATTAGCCGCCAATGTTTTCTGGAATGTGGCCAAATCACCAGTACTACCAGCGCTAGAACCAGAGCCAAAAATATCGCTTAAAGCTAATGTTGAAAATGGATCAGCCATATTACACCTTTATTATTGAGCAGTACCGCCCATGAATTGATCCGTACTACCAGCAGATGCCCCAGCACCCCTATGATACCTATCCGCTATGTCTCTTAGCTTAACCATCGTATCTTTATCTATACCATACTTCTTAAGTTCAGCATCAGACATGCCTATAAGACCACTCATAAAACTACTAAACGCATTAGTGTTGGCGTTTTGTACCGTAGCGCCCTCAGTAATGGCTTGATTCTTAGCTTGGTCATAAAGATTCTGGTAGTGAGTGTCTATATTATTTAGAGACTTCATCCAGAGACTATTAGGATCCGCACTAATAGGGATTCCCCTTTGTGCTAACTCTTGTTTCTTATCCTCTACATCTTGCTGCTTCTGCGTAGCATAATCTTTTGTAATAAAATCATAAGCTGCTCTTTGAGCATCTGTCTGACCTGTCTGAGCAAAGTCTTTTGCGCCACCAATAGCAGCGCCAGGAGTAATCTGCCCAGTAGCCGGATCTATACCCATATTAGCCGGATCGGCTGTGTTCCCAGGCCCAGCAGGATTGCCAGGATTTCTAGCAGGTCTGCCAGCTTGTAGTTTTGCCCATGCCGCCTTTAATTGCTCTGGGCCATATCTAAGACCAGCAGTCTTGGGATTAGCCGCATGAAGCTGACGTAGCATAGTTCCTGGGTCTGGATATCTAATAGGTGCTGCTGGCACAGGATTAGTAGTAGCTACAGTATCTACCCCACCAGTTTGAGAGGTAGTAGTAGCAGCCGGAATAGTAGTAGCCAAAGTAGTAGCTGCTGGCGTAGTAGTATCTGTAGTACCTGCACCCATACCCTGAGTAAAAGCTTGTCCAGTACTAGCCGCATTAGCAATAGGTGGAGCATCAGGAGCAGTTCCCCCAGATCCAGCCATACCAGCAGCAGGAGTAGTCATAGGAGAAGGGTCTAATGTGGCATTAGCAGCCGTAGTAGGTGAACCTCTTTTCTGTAGCGTAGCCGCTAAAGCAGCAGCCTTAGCACCATAAGCCCCATTGTCTTGACCTACACTAAGAACCCTTTGAACCTGCTCTGGACTAAGCCCAGCAACATTAATTCTAGTTCCATATTTTGTCGTAACAGTATTTGCCATATTTTCTTACCTCGGACTTGTTCCCTGCTGTACCCAAACATTAGTGCCATATAAAGTATAGCCTACAGTTTTACTGGTAGTAGTAGTTCCTTTAATTCTGTATTGAATGTAAGTGCCATCAATACCACCATTAACAAAGATTTTCTGTAGTCCTGCTATACTTGGCACAGTCTGAGCCAGAGTAGCCGTAACTCCCAAATCTTTGATGAAAGTATATTGTGTCTGCGCCCCTAAATCTGTTTCTAAAATAACATCCATACCCAAAAGCTGCTGAGTATAACCAACTAGCTTAGATTGATTTCTAGCAAAGCTTACTACCTGAGGGCTATAGCTTGCATAGTTCTTATCATTAGTTACTGGTGCTGAAATAATCTCATAAGAATAAGGATTGTCTGTAGAATCATCTTGGCCTCTATCCGTAAAGTTAGAGGCTCCTTCTTTTGTAAAGACAGAAAAGTTAGTATCGCCTGAAGATAATAATTTTACGCTATTTTTATAACGACAAATATCCACATCAAAACGAGGTACTGCTGTCTGGTCTATTGATTGATGAAAGAACCAGGACTGTAATTGATTATAGAAAACAAATTTATAGTTACCAGTGAAACTAACCTGACCAGCATCAAGAAAGTAAGGAAAATTAATTATGATTCTATCACTAATGGGATCCCAGACCGCACTAACTATACCTAGTGTAGGAATTCCGGCAGAAATTGGGCCTGTAGGTACATTAAAGTATAAGCGTATTTTAGAAATTAGACCTGTCCAGGAAGCTTGAATTCTAGCATTAACAGTTAAGCTGGCTGCTTCTTCTGAACCCTTAAGAAATAAATCTCTAAGAGAGATAACGCCAGAATCGCAGAAAACTAAAGAATCGCCCTGATATTGCAAAGAACAATTATAATCTAGTGGCTGACCTATTCTAGTTCTACCGACACGTTCCCAATCGGCAGAGTCGGGATAAGATCCTTTGTAATAAAGAACTTCACCATTACTAAAAATAAAAGCTAAGTAGGTTGTGGTGCCTTGAGTTTCAGAGAGGGTAAGCGGAGCAATTATAATTAAATTGCTCTTTTCAGTAACTACAGTACTCAAATCAACTTTAGTACAAGCTCCAGAAATAGCACTAATAGGGGAATACCAATAAGCAGCCTCGCCCTTTTGTATTAGATAGGCTCTTTCGTTAAAGATAGCTCCACCCAAAGGAGAAAAGGTTCCTGTACCTGTATATCCAACCGCCCCTAAAGCAGCACCATCCCAAACTAGGCCAGGTGCATAGCCAGCAAGGAAAGGAAAGAAGAAAAGATATTTATTAAAGTAAAGAGGATACCACGAGCTTGGCCCTAAAAAGGCAGTACTAGTAATAAGTGTAGCAGTATCAACATCTATAAAATCACATTTAGCGGTAGTTGAGTTAAAGGTAATTAGAAAAAGTTTGGTATCATCATAAGGGATAATTCTTAGAGGATAGCCAGCATTGGTTTTTGCTATCTTCTTATAAATACTATCCCCATTCCTTAATGTTACCCCATTAGCATTAACATTAAAGTTAAGAAGCTGCTGACAGAATGGCGGCTGAATAGCTACAACTGGAACTACTTGGTTTACGCCACCAAACGGTGGTGGCATATCAATGGGTTCCATTACCATAACA